AGGAAGATTTACACGAAACGATTTTATCAACGGAGTTTATACATACTCGTGGGATAAAGCAAGATGGGAGAGATTAAGAGATGAAGGTTGGATCGATGTATGGAGACATAGAAATAGAACAACTATAATGTACTCTGTATTTAAAACTTCATGGAAATGCTCTCAGATGATTAGTAGGATATATAGAATCTTACTAGGTGAGGAAGACTTACCCACTTCAGAGAGAAGTGTATTTTATAAAAATAAATCATATACAGATAAAGTTTACAATAAAGCTATAGATGATATGATAAAAGATAAAGATAGATGAAAAAAGGACCATTTAAGCTAGATAAAAATAAATTTAACTTTGGTGACAAAACAGATATGTCAAAACTAAGATCTAAGCAAGCAAGATCAAGAAAAGGTATATCTGAATTTCAATATTTTTCAAATCCTAAATCTCAAGGCGATGAACCTATTGTTGAGTATAATATGAAAAAGAAAAAATAATGGGATTTAAACTAGGTAAAAATAGAGGACTTGAAGCTACTGGTGGTGAAATCAAAACAAAAATGCGTTTTGGTAAAAAAGCTGGAGATATAGGCTCTGTACCTGGCACGCCTGTTATAAGAGTACCGTTAGATGAAGGAGTAATGGGTGAAGCTAATATGGATGGTACTATATATGTAAATGAAAATATAATACCTGGTAGTCATGAAGACAGGCAAGTAATCAATCATGAAATGAGACACGCTACAGATATGAAGCTTGGTAAGTTAGCTTATAGTGATGATAATATAACTTATAACGGTGAGGTTTTTCCAAGAGAAACAATAAACGGTAAAGATATGATCAAGGTAGATGGTGAGTGGAAAGAAGCAGGTGATCATGGTTTTCCTTGGGAAGATGATGCTAACAACGGATCAGAAACATCAGTATAATATGTGGAAGTTATTTAAAAATAAAAACGATATAAACGAAAAAAACGTAGTTGGCTTTATATCTTTTGCTGTAATGGTACTATTTGCTATTATAGATTTAGCCACTGCTATTATATATATGGGATATGTAGGAGGTGGAGAGTTAGAAATTAACGATACAATATACAATTCATTTGTTATGGTAACATTAGGATGTTTTGGTATTAGCGCGTTTGAAAAAGTAAAAACAAAATAATATGTTAGGAAATTTATTTTCAGGAGGAGCAGCAGAACTAGTAAAAGGTATAGGTGGAGTTGTAGATAATTTACACACATCTACTGAAGAAAAGCTAGAAGCAGAAAGAAAAATAAAAGAATTAGTTGCTAACTATCAGGTAGAAATGGAAAAGAACATTACTAGCAGATGGGAGGCAGATTTAAAATCAGACTCTTGGCTAAGCAAAAACGTTAGGCCATTAGTATTAATATTTTTAATAGTATGCACCATGCTATTAATATTTATAGACGCAGGTGCATTAAATTTCGAAGTTAAATCCAGTTGGGTTGATTTACTTCAATTAGTATTAATAACCGTGATCGGTGCTTACTTCGGTGGTAGATCACTAGAAAAAGTAAAAAAATAAAATTATGGCAATAACACAAGATACGGCATACGGATTTGGTCAATTAGGTTCTGCTTTTAATGACGGAACAGCCGCGATGGCTCCTCCTACTGGAAAAGTATTTGTAGCAATAACAATGTTAGCAGACACAACATTTGACACAAGCGCTGGTTTAGTTGCAGACAACGATGATGAAAATGGTTTAGAATATATAGGAACTGTTTTTGCTAGAGACGCTGACGGTACCGCGAATGACGCTGCTCATGACGAATCATCATCTACTGCTACCCTTGGTTCCGGTGGCGTTGTAGTTGACGTTAGTAACACATTTCCAAAAGGCGTGACTATATACGGTAGGTGGACAAGTATCAACCCAGCTTCAGGTAGTTTCATAGCATACATAGGAGAATAATGTTAGGATTAGGATCTAGCATAACAGGTGGGGCAGCACTTGACGGTTCTTTAGTGCCTTCAGATATATCTGGATTAGACGTTTGGTTTAAGTTTAACACAGATATAGTTGGTAATGCTGGTGGAGCTAGCAATGATGGAGATATGGCAGACGGTGAAATTATTAATTCGTGGGCTGATCAGTCTGGAAATGATAGACATGCTAGTCAGAACACTGATGTCAAAAAACCTGTTTGGGAAACCGACGCGGCTGATATTGGCGGGTTGAAATGGCCTGATCGTACCGCGGATCATTACATGAATCTAGCGACAAATGTGGGTGGTAATACAGATAACATTGAAGCAGATGAAGATTTTACTGTTATGATAAGAATTAAACTTACAGATTTTGGTGGTGCTGTTGCGTTGATAGGAGGTACTTCTACCGACGTAATTAAATGGAATAGCAATAAAAAAGTAACAGTATTAATAGGTGGATCAGGAGCCAGCCATTTTGAAGAATCTTCAGACACATTAGCAACAGACACTTATTATATACACACTCTTACTAGAAGTGGTGGATCAACTGGTAATTTAACATATCACGTACACGGAGGTACTTATAGCGATAAAAGTTGGGATTCCGCAGAAAGCCATACAGATGCAGATGCTTTTACGTTGAATAATTTAGGGTCCTCGGCGGATAACGCGCTAACTTGCGAAGGAGTGTTTAAAGATGTTTTAGTTTGGAAAGGAACAGCGTTGACTAGCGGTCAAAGAGCGGATATGTACTCGTATATAGAGGGTCAAACAATATAATGTTAGGATTAGGGTCTAATATAGCCTCAGGTGGTATTGTTTCTCAAGGTTGGGGTCCTAATGAATTTGTATTAAAGATAAAGACAAATATAGCTGGAGATTTTCCATATGATCATTTAAGTGGTAATACTGATGAAGATTCTTTTCAAATATATGCTCCAGCTCTTTCTGGCGCTAACACGCCTTATTTTAACATAGATTGGGGAGATGGAACTATTGACGAGGATGTTCAAAATTCAATAACTCATGACTACGGAACACCATACGAAGGGTATATAATAATAACACCCGGTACTAATTATAACTCTGGGTCAATACCAACAGCCGCTTCAAAGGCTGCTCGTGGTCCGTTATATAGATTTCATTTTGGAGGTGCTTTTGACGCTCCTAAAGTTACAGAGATAGCTAATTGGGGGTGTTTTTCGACTAACTTGTCTCAAGTATTTAACGGTTGTTATAACATGACGATCACAGCTACTGACGATATACTTTGGTTTGATTACTTGTCTAGCAATAAACCTAATAGTTTAGATTTCTATTTTACAAATTGCCGTTCTCTTACAAACGAAGATATGACTATGATTGGTCAAAAGCTTCTATTGGCACAACCAGCAACCACCATGAGAGCTATGTTTTCTACTTGTATTAATTTTGTAGGTAACGGTTTACCATCCTGGGATGTAACTAATATTACTCATGCCAATGGTTTTATGCAGTTGTTCTTAAACAATTGGGTAATGAATCAAGATTTATCTGGTTGGGATATGTCAAATGCTACAACTGTACAGAGAATGTTCCAAAGCGCTTTTGCTTTAAGGTTTGATATATCACAATGGGATATAAGCAATGTAACAAATGGAGTGAACTTCTTATTATCAACAAATTTATTTGGAGACAGCAGCGCAACCTCAACAGCTATATATGACGCTACATTAATTGCTTGGAATAATTTGTCAGTTCAAGATAATGTAAACATGAATTTTGGTGGTATGAAATACACTAGTGGTGGTACAGCAGCAGCTGCAAGACAAGCTTTGATTGATGATCACAACTGGACAATAACTGATGGTGGAACCGCATAAAACAAAATAAATGGCAAACGTAATAATATCAAAACCAGAAGTAACAACATATTGGATATCATATGGGCCTATAGGTTCTTGGTATGGTTTTGCGTTTGGAAATAGAGGGGAATTAAAACATTACGGTGAGGTTAGCCCAACTCAAGTAATGGAAACTAAATGGGTTGAAGTAGATCAATATACAAATAGGGAAGAATGGAAAACTGTATTATTGAACCAGGGAATAGATCCCGATGAATAAATTAAAATTAACTTAAATTAAATAAAATGACAAAAAAAGAAGAAGTAGTAGATTTAAAACCAAAAGCAGAGAAAATTACAGATGAACAACTTAAAAATGTTCAGGAAATAATTAATAAAATGAACCGCGCTCAAATGGAGATTGGTTCTTTAGAGTTGAAAAAGCATGAGTTCCTACATGGGATAGCTAATCTAAAAGATGCTCTTTCTAAACTACAAGACGAATTTAATAAAGAATACGGTACTATTGATATTAATGTTAACGATGGTACTATAAATTATCCAGAAAATGGCGAAGTTAATAAGAAAGATTAGTGTAGGTAAAGACTACAAAAACGACGCCATGCATTATGCTGTTGGTCAAGAAGTTTATGGTGGACATAAAATCTGTGATATATTAGAAGAAGAAGATAAATTTTCTATTTATATTAAAAAGAATAAAGATGTATTACCATGGAAAGACTTTAACAAGAACATGGCTGTGTCTGTAGAATATAATCTAGAATACTAATGAAAAGCGTTCACAACTTTGTTGTAACGCCAAAAGGAGATAGATACAGCAATACTAAAAAGGTTGGAGATTCAGAGTTAATACTTAACACTGAAATCTTCAATCACCAGTATGTAAATAGAGAGGCATTAGTTATATCAACACCTATAGCGGGACACACAGAAATACAAGCTGGAGATACAGTTGTAGTCCACCATAATGTTTTTAGAAGATGGCATAATGTAAAGGGTGTAGAAAAGAATAGTAGAAGCTATTTTAATGAATCTACTTACTTTATAAACCACGATCAAATCTTTTTATATAAAAGAAACAAAGAGTGGATAGCTCCAAAAGGTTATTGTTTTATAAAACCTTTAAAAGCAATAGATCAATTTAATATTGAATCTGAAAAACCACTTCAAGGTATTGTCAAATATTCAGATGGTACAGTTGAAGTTAACGATCTAATTGGTTTCAGGCCAAGTAGTGAATACGAGTTTGTCGTCGATGGCGAAAGACTATATCGAGTTTTATCTAATTTTATTACAATCAAATATGAATATCAAGGAGACGAAGAAGAATATAATCCAAGCTGGGCATAAAGCAGTTGAAGAGTTGATTAAGGTTGCTAGAGAAGCAATTGTAGATTCAGATGACGATATATCAGCGGATAGATTGAAAAACGCAGCAGCTACTAAAAAACTAGCTATATTTGACGCATTCGAAATACTTAACAGAATTCAAGAAGAAGCAAACTTGCTCGAGGGCAAAACACCTGAAAAGACAGAGGAAAAAGTCTTTAGAGGATTCGCAGAAGGTAGATCTAAGTAATGTACGAGCAAAATTTAGTTAAAATAATAACACCTGTAAAAAAGACAACTATTAGTCGTCTTAATAAGGGTAAAAAATGGAAATATGGATATGATAAAGAACATGATATCGTCGTTATATCAAAAACTGGTAAGATTGGTGAAATCTTGGAAATTCAAGGCTTGCAGATTGCGCTGCCAAACACTCCAAAAGAAGTGTATGTGCATCCAAAGTCCAAATGGGTTAAATTAGATTATCCAAAGGAATTAAGTAGGATCAAGAATATATTTGATTGGAGAAACTACCCAGAGGAGAAGAAAGATCAGTGGTATGATTATATAGACGAAGAGTTTAAAAGAAGAGAAGAAGGTTTTTGGTTTATGAACAACGGTAAACCAACTTATATAGTAGGAACGCACTACATGTATTTACAATGGAGTAAAATTGATGTTGGTGCGCCTGATTTTAGAGAGGCAAATAGATTGTTCTTTATATTTTGGGAAGCCTGCAAGGCAGACAAGAGATGTTATGGAATGTGTTACTTGAAAAACAGACGATCTGGATTTTCTTTCATGTCTTCTGCCGAAACGGTTAATTTAGCCACTATTTCAAGTGATAGTAGATATGGTATACTATCTAAAACAGGTGCAGATGCAAAGAAGATGTTCACGGACAAAGTCGTTCCTATATCTATTAATTACCCATTCTTTTTTAAACCTGTCCAAGATGGTATGGATCGTCCTAAATCCGAACTTGCTTATCGTGTACCTGCTAGTAAGTTCACAAGAAAGAAGATGGCTGCTACAGATGGTCTGGAAGAAATCGAGGGCTTGGACACGACTATTGATTGGAAAAACACGGGTGACAATAGCTACGATGGTGAAAAATTAGCACTGTTAGTACATGATGAAAGTGGTAAGTGGGAGAGACCTGATAATATATTAAACAACTGGAGAGTTACAAAGACCTGTTTAAGATTAGGTAGTAGAATTATTGGTAAATGCATGATGGGGTCAACTTCCAACGCCCTAGACAAAGGTGGAGACAACTTTAAAAAACTATATAATGCATCAGATGTCACTAAGCGAAATAGAAACGGTCAGACAAAATCTGGTTTATACTCTTTGTTTATCCCAATGGAATGGAACTACGAAGGATTTATTGACGAGCATGGAGTTCCAGTATTCACTACTCCTGACTCAGATGTGTTTGCCCCAGACGGTGAACTAATAGATATAGGCGTTGTAGATAGTTGGCAAAACGAAGTTGATGGTTTAAAAGATGATCAAGACGCTTTAAATGAATTTTATCGTCAATTTCCTAGAACTGAAGAACATGCTTTTAGAGATGAAACTAAAAATTCTATTTTTAATCTCGTTAAAATATATGAGCAAATAGATTACAATGAAGAGATGTCTAGAACTCTTGGGATTACAACTGGTAACTTTCAATGGGTTAACGGAATAAAAGATTCACAAGTAATATTCTACCCAGATCCAAAGGGTAGATTTAAAGTTAGCTGGGTTCCGCCTCAGCAATTACAAAATAGAGTGGTACTTAAAAATGGTGTAAAATATCCTGGTAATGAACACATGGGGGCATTTGGTTGTGACTCGTATGATATATCAGGGACTGTAGATGGGGAAGGTTCTAAAGGAGCATTACACGGCTTAACCAGGTTTAGTATGGAGGACGCTCCTGCGAATAGCTTCTTTTTAGAATACTTATCAAGACCACCTACAGCTGAGATATTCTTTGAGGACGTTCTAATGGCGTTAGTATTTTATGGGATGCCTATACTTGCGGAGAATAATAAACCTCGTCTCTTGTATTATATGAGACGTAGAGGATATAGAGGTTTTAGTATGAATAGACCTGATAAACTATGGAACAAACTATCTGTAGCTGAAAAAGAAGTTGGAGGTATACCAAACTCTAGCGAAGATATAAAACAAGCCCACGCGGCAGCAATTGAGATGTATATACAAGATCACGTAGGTATGAAACAAGATGGTACATTCGGAGATCTTTATTTTAACTCTTTATTAAATGATTGGAGTAAATTCGATATAAACAAAAGAACAAAGTATGATGCGTCTATAAGTTCTGGTTTAGCTATTATGGCAAACAATAGGCATTTATACGCTCCAAACGCTAAGGTTGAAAAACCTAAAATAAATATAAACATTTCCAAGTATACTAATACTGGATTTAATTCACAAATAATAAAATAAATATGGCATATTCTGGTAAAAGTTACTTTCCAAGTCAAACAGTAAGTGATGCTGAAAAAATAAGCTATGACTATGGTTTAAAAGTGGCTAAAGCTATAGAGCAAGAGTGGTTTAATAACGATAGAAGTCTTAATAGATACAGGACTAATCAAAATAATTTTCACAATTTAAGATTATATGCTAGAGGCGAGCAATCTATTCAAAAGTACAAGGATGAGTTATCTATAAATGGTGATTTGTCCTATTTAAATTTAGATTGGAAACCAGTTCCAATTATATCTAAATTTGTAGATGTTGTTGTTAATGGTATTGCTGAAAGAACATATGACATTAAAGCGTTTTCACAAGATATATTTGGCGTTGAGAAGAGAACAGCTTATATGGAGTCTATTATAAGAGACATGCAGGCACAAGAGTTTAATGACGCGGCAATGGAGAATTTTAACATAGATCTTTATGAAAATAACAAAGAAGAACTACCAGAATCTCAAGAAGAGCTAGAACTGCACATGCAGTTGTCATACAAACAAGCTGTTGAGTTAGCCGAAGAACAAGCGTTAAAAGTATTAATGGAAGGTAATAATTATGAGTTAATTAAAAAACGTTTTTATTATGACTTAACAGTTCTTGGTATAGGCGCTGTTAAAACAGCTTTTAATACATCCGAAGGAGTTGTTATTGATTATGTTGATCCAGCAAATTTAGTTTACTCACATACTGATTCCCCATATTTTGACGACATATATTATGTTGGTGAAGTAAAAACTATACCTGTAAATGAATTAGCGAAGCAATTTCCTCATTTAACAGAAAGTGATCTTGAGGATATAATGAAGAACAAAAGTAACAATAGATCTAATTATAATTCAATTCATACTAGCGATAAAGAAGACAACAACACTATTCAAGTCCTATACTTTAACTATAAAACGTATATGAACGAAGTTTATAAAGTAAAGGAAATGGGCACTGGTGCTGATAAAATTATACCTAAAGATGATTCGTTTAATCCGCCAGAAGAAAAAGAGGGTGGATATAGTAGAATATTAAGATCTATAGAGTGCCTGTATGATGGAGCTATGATTCTTGGCACTAACAAATTACTTAAATGGGAAATGTCAAAAAACATGATGCGTCCTAAAAGTGATTTCACTAAGGTTAAAATGAATTATGCTATCGTTGCCCCAAGAATGTATAATGGTAAAATTGATTCTTTAGTAAAACGCATAACAGGTTTTGCTGATATGATTCAACTTACACATTTAAAATTACAACAAGTAATGTCTAAAATGGTGCCAGATGGTGTTTATCTCGATGCTGATGGTTTAGCTGAGGTTGATTTAGGTAACGGAACAAACTATAATCCACAAGAAGCTCTAAACATGTTCTTCCAAACTGGTAGTGTTATAGGTAGATCATTTACTTCTGAAGGCGACATGAATCCAGGTAAAGTTCCTATTCAAGAAATTACATCTGGTAGCGGTGGTAATAAAATGCAAGCTCTTATTGGTAATTATAATTACTACCTACAAATGATAAGAGACGTGACGGGACTTAATGAAGCTAGAGATGGTAGTTTGCCAGATAAAAACGCTTTAGTTGGAGTACAAAAACTAGCAGCAGCAAATAGTAATACAGCAACTAGACATATATTACAAGCTGGTTTGTTTTTAACTGCAGAAACAGCAGAGTGTTTATCATTAAGAATATCAGATATTATAGAGTATTCTCCAACAAAAGATGCTTTTATACAGGCTATAGGTAAACATAATGTTGCTACACTAGAAGAGATATCTAATCTTCATTTATATGATTTTGGTATATTTTTAGAATTAATGCCAGACGAAGAAGAAAAACAAATATTGGAAAATAATATTCAAATGGCTCTTCAACAACAAACAATTGATTTAGAAGATGCTATTGATCTCAGAGAAATAAGAAGTGTTAAACTAGCAAATCAACTACTTAAAATACGTAGAAAAAAGAAGCAAGACAGAGATCAAATGATACAACAGCAAAACATGCAACAACAAGCTCAGCTAAATCAACAATCTGCCCAAGCAGCTGCTCAAGCTGAAATGCAGAAAAATCAAATGATGACACAGAGCCAAGCCCAATTAGAGCAAGTTAAAGCTCAATTAGAATCTCAGAGAATGGCACAAGAAGTAGAGATGAAAAAAGAACTAATGAAAACAGAGTTTGAGTATAACATGCAATTAAAGGGTATGGAAACTGAAAATGCTAAAAATAAAGAAAAAGAAAAGGAAGATAGAAAAGATGAGAGAACTAGAATTCAAGCCTCTCAACAAAGCGAACTTATAGATCAAAGGAATAATCAAAAACCACCTAAAAACTTCGAGTCAGCAGGTAATGATATACTAGGAGGTGGTTTTGATTTAGGCGCCTTCGATCCTAGGTAAATTTATTAATTATTATTATATTATATTATGGAAGAAAAAGAAGAACAAGTAGTCGAAGAGACTACCCAAGAAACAACTGAACAAGTTAATGAAAGTAAATTTGAGTCTGCAGGTAACGATAGTGTTATTAAAGTAGATTTAAGTAAACCACCAACACCAGAAGAAAATGAAACTAAAAAAGATAACGCTGACGACAGCGGAGTGGTTGCAGAGTCTAAAGATGCCGAACCCACACAAGAACAAGAAGAAGTACAACCGGAAGCAGAAGCACAGGAAACTCCAGTATTAGAAGAAATTACTGAAGATTCTACTAAAGAAGATATTGTAGAAGCTGAAGAAAAAATTGAAGAAGCTGTTGCTGAAGCTGAGGCTACCGGTAAACCACTACCAGAGAATATCCAAAAGTTAATGGACTTTATGGAAGAAACTGGAGGAGATTTAAATGACTATGTAAAACTTAACCAAGATTATAGTAAATTAGATAATCAAGATTTATTATACGAGTATTACAGACAAACAAAGCCCCATTTAAATGCAGAAGAAATTAACTTCCTTATGGAAGATTCGTTCTCTTACGATGAAGAAGTCGATGAAGATAGAGATATACGAAGAAAGAAACTAGCGCAAAAAGAGCAAGTTGCCAGCGCTAAAGCCTATTTGGACGGGCAAAAGTCCAAATACTATGAAGATATTAAAGCTGGGTCGAAACTCACGAGTGAGCAACAGAAAGCAATTGATTTCTTTAATAGGTACAACAAAGAGTCAGAAGCAACTAAAAAAACAGTTAAAACAAACTCTGACATTTTTACACAGAAAACAAATAGTGTTTTCAACGACAAGTTCAAAGGTTTTGAATATAACGTCGGTGATAAAAAATACAGGTTTAACGTAAACAATGCTGAAGAGATTAAAACAACTCAAAGTGATTTAAATAATTTTACCAAAAAGTTTTTGGATAAGAAAAATGCTTTAAAAGATGCTATGGGTTATCACAAATCTCTGTATACAGCAATGAATGCAGACGCTGTTGCAAAACACTTTTACGAACAAGGTAAGGCTGATGCTATGAAAAATAGTATTGCTAAATCTAAAAACGTTAACATGGATCCAAGACAAAGTCATGGAACTATAGACGCTGGAGGTATGAAAGTAAGAGTGTTAGGCGATAATGCTGATGATTTTAAGTTTAAAATTAAAAACAACAAATTTAAAAAGTAATAATTTAAAATAATAAAAAAATGGCAATTACAAGAGGAGCTCAGACTAGGGGCGCGGCAGTACAAGCGGTTACGTCTGAGAATTATTTAGACATCCAAAATAATGGATGGGCACAGCAATACCTTCCAGATTTGATGGAAAAAGAAGCTGAAGTTTTCGGTAAGAGAACTATATCAGGTTTTTTAGCTCAAGTTGGGGCGGAAGAAGCTATGTCAGCTGATCAAGTTATTTGGTCAGAACAAGGTAGGTTACACTTATCTTATAGATGTGCAATTAACACAGCAAACGTAAGTACAATTGATATCACTGATGATATTGACAATGTTAACGTTACTACTACACACGGTATTAGAGTTGGTGATTTAGTTTTATTATCAGGTGGTGGTCAAACAGTTACAGCTCGTGTAAGCGTTGCTGCTGCTGCTAACGCGACTATTACAGTTCAACCATATGCTAACCAACACTTAGATGATCTTGGTTTTGTTGATGGAGATGATGACTGTAGAATCTTAGTATTTGGTTCTGAATACGCTAAAGGCACTGCGTATCTAGGAGCTAGATCTAACGAACCACAATTCACTACATTTACTAACAAGCCAATCATAATGAAAGACATGTATGAGGTTTCAGGATCTGATGTTGCTCAAGTAGGTTGGGTTGAAGTATCTGGTGAAGATGGACAAAATGGTTACTACTGGTATTTAAAAGCTGAAGGTGATACTAGAGCTAGATTTACAGATTACTGTGAAATGGCTTTAATTGAAGCTGAATTAGTGGCTGGTACTTCTGATATCGCTTTACCAACTGATGGTGGTGCGGGAACTGCGGGTACTGAAGGTTTATTCGCTGCTATTACAGCTAGAGGACATCAATCTTCTGGTATTACTGGTGTTAACGCTGCTACTGATTTAGC